GATTAAGAACGGTTACCTGTGCCGCTTGTCAGCATTCAAGGTCAACGATGATGCTGTCATTGATGCATCCACTGCGCGGGTGAAGTTCAAGGGTGGTGATTACCGAGAATCAGATATCGAGAAACTGGCCATGGAAGATCAAACCATGCTGGCTATTATTTCTGATTGGATCGAGAAAGCATATAGCAACGGCAGGATGAGCAGTGTGTTCTTCTGCATTACGGTCGCTCACGCTGAAAAGATGTGTATGTATCTTCGCCAAGCGGGTATCGAGGCGGCTGTTGTGACTGGAGAGACGCCGCTTGATCAGCGCGAAGACATACTAGAACGCTTTGAGGCGGGGAAGATACATGCGTTGTGTAACGTGGCCGTGCTTACTGAAGGATGGGACGCGCCTCGCACTGACTGCATTGCGCTGTTAAGACCCACCAAATCACTAGGCTTGTACATGCAGATCTGTGGCCGAGGTATGCGTACCTGGGGCGACAAGAAAGATTGCCTGCTTTTGGACTACGGCGAGAACATGCACCGCCATGGCTGCATTGATACAGCTAAGCCCATTATGCCGAAGGATGATGACAAGCAAAAAGAGACAAAGCTTTGGGTCTGCGATGCCTGCCTTGGCGTTAATGATATCGATGAGAAAAACTGTGTTGAGTGCGGCGCTTCCAAACCAGCGCCTGTTCAGCAACCCAAACTGTTTCAGGAAGAAGAGAAAGATGCAGCTTCTACCAGGCAGGCGGCTCAAGGTTCTGTCTTATCTGATGAGCTAGAAGAGCCAGCGCAAAAGGTCGAAAGGGTTAAGAACATTGACTTCATTACGGCAGAAAAGAAGACATCAAAGAACGGCAATGATTACCTGAACATTGCATTCTCTAGCCCACAGGAATACTGGCCGCAGAATATGCCCATCATGTTGGGTATGCGTGGCAAAGCAGGCTCACTAGCAGAACGTAAGTGGCGTGCAATTACCAATCAGTATCGCTGCCCCATCGATATTGATGATGCTGTTTACCAAGTAAACAATCAGGGGGTGTTAAGGCATATCAAACAAATCACTGTAAGGAAAGAAGGAAGGTATTGGAATGTCGTCAGCGTCCATTTTTGACCGGATCGATGAGCAAATAGCAGAGAAAGAGAATCGCCAACGTGGCCACCTTGGCTTTAGCGGCATAGGCGATAATGATGAATACAAACAATGGATGAGCTTCCGCTGGTGTCTGCCACCAAACTTTGCTGGCAGAATGCTGCGCCTGTTTGACCTGGGCAATCGCATTGAGGACCAGGTAGTTGAGAATATTCGTAACACTGATGTGATATCGATTGCATCCCATGACGAGGACGGCAACCAATTCCGAGCATCGTTCTTTGGCGGACACTACGCAGGATCGTGTGACGGCCTGCTACGGGGTGTGTTACCACCTCCTCATGAAGAACTCATACTTTTGCTCGAGGTCAAGAGCGCCAACGACAAGCGGTTTAAGGAGCTTTTGAAGCTCGAGAGCTACGAAGCTTGGAGCGAAACGTATCGATGGCAGATCCACGCTTACATGGGCGCGCTTGGTTTGACCAAGTGCATGGTCGTGGTGGTCAACAAGAACACCAGCGAGGTGTACGAAGAGATCATTGATTTCAACTCAGACATTTGGGACAAGGCACAAGCTAGGGCTCATCGCATCATTACCAGTGACGCGCCTGATAAGAACACGCGCATGTCTGAGAGAGACTGGCGCATGAAGAATGAGTCGAGCCTATACCGTGATATTTACTATGGCCGTCGCCTGCCTGAGTCTGTGAACTGCAGAAATTGTTCAAGCTCTAAGCCAATGATTGATTCAAATGGCGCTGTATGGTTCTGTAAGCGCAAGCAGAAGGCTCTGGCGCTTGAGGAGCAGCGTGAGGGATGCAGAGACCACATGTGGATACCTGCCTTAGTAAATGCAAACCACCTCCCAGGGAAGAGTACAGACAATTCTACGGCCTATCAGGTAGGAATCATGGAGTTTTACAACTCAACGTCCGAAGTTGTTGGTGAATACCACTACAGCAGCGCAGAGATACGAGAGTTATCTAAGGGAGACTTTGATGCTGAGTTGATGATGACGGGCGAGAGTGTGCGGCGTGACTTCCCAGGCAGCTACTTAGACAACGCCGATGAGCGTAAGCTGCCTTTCTAGTCCCACACTCGTGGGTCTTTCACGATCAGTATCTTGGTGCCAGGGTAGAGGGCTTCGACAAGCTTTTTCTTGAGCGCGAATACTTGGGTGACTACACCCTTTACGTCCTCTACCACCACCTCTCCATCGCGCTTGTAGCGGAAGTCAGCGATGTATGAGCAGATCTTTTTGTCTTCACCCTCTACGGTGATGACGCACGGGAAGTCTACCTGGACCTCCAGGTCTGTCAGTTCGCCAGTGGCTTCATACTTTTTGAGAATCTTGTAACGTGCTGCTTCAAGCTTAGAGTCAAAGATGATGCCATCGTATTCAGTCTTCTTTGCGAAGTACTTACTCTTGCTCTTTCTCGCCGCTCGTTTGGGGATCACATTAACCGCCGCCCATTAACTTTTCTTCTTCTTGTTCACGCAAGAACTGAGAAGCTCTTTGCGCCGCTTGGTCAAAAAGCGAAGGTATGCTTTCGGCAGCTTCCTTAACTCTCTCGCCCACATCTTCAAGAAGCGGAGTCCTCCTTGGTTGCGGAGGAGGAGGTTCGGGGAACTTTTGGTTGGTTTCTCTTATTGATCTACCTATTTCATCAGATATCTGGCCCAAGGGAACAATGTTTCTGATTTTAGTTTCGCCCGCTTGATACGCACCAGAAGTAACACTGGGCGGTGGCTTGTAAGGTATAAAAATATTGTTCATTACAGCCCGCCAATCAGCAACGCCACCAACCTCTTTGCTTAAAATTTGAGCTATTTTCTCGTTCGTGACCCCAAGCAATCGAGAGTCGTCTATAGCAATTGATAAATCTCTCATAGCTTTGTACTTGCGTTCATTTGCTTCTTGAAACTTTGCTAATATTTCTTTTGGCGGACGCGGACCATAAGCTCTCTTGATCGCTCGGAAGTCTTCTGTTGCAGCAGCAAGCTCATTTCTTGCCTCATAAGCCTTGTACATCAAGGATCTCTCCATATCGACCTTGATGGTTTTAACACCGGTGGTTGCTTGTGCAAGTTCATCGAAAAAATCTAATTGCTTTCCTGGCTCGCTAACTCTGTATTTAGGATCTAGTAGCTGGCTTTCTACAAGAACAGACCGAGGTAAATTTCCCAAACGAAGGACTCTCTTGGGGTCACCATAATCAAAAACAGCTTTTAACGGACCCTCTTTGGGGTTAAGTTCTATGGGTGATACGACAGGTAAAATACTGTTAAACATATGAGCAGATGAGGCCCATATCTTATCACCTAATGGGTCATTCTCATCGAAAATTTCAGATCCAAGCCTAGTTTTCCCCCCACGCACAAGTACGTCCATAAATCTTTCGGTGATGATTGATTCGCCAAAGAATGGCTGAAAAAATTCAGCACCAGCATCTGTCATAGCATTCATGGCTATTGTTAATAATGGCTCTTCCCTTCTTTCACCATTCACAACAGCGTTCATCACTGCTTGATAGGGCCTGACGAGATAGTCATAAGGGAATGTGTAAGAACCATTCATGACCTCTTCAAGATTGCCGTTCTTATCTGTTCTTACACTTATGAGATTTCCATTTTTGTCCCAAGGAAATGCACCAGACCGTTTGTATGCTTCAATTTGATCTAGAGCTGCCCCTGTAAGACTTGCGCCCAAAGCAACGGTGGCTGATGGCAAGAACGTAACCATCGTTCCAAACCCCATCAATCTTTCCATACCTCTTTGTCTTAGATATGGATTGTCGCTTGCTAACTCTTTTATCGACGTTTCCAATATGTTGCCGCTTGTTCTCAAGATCTCTGACGGGTAAGCGATGAAGTTACCAACAGGGAGCATTCTCAAGTTTTGAATTAACGTTGGAACACGAGAGTAGTTTGGAACTACATTTCTGGTAATCAACGCGGCTTCAGAGTCTACGAATTTATCAAAAGCAGTTGGAGTTTGGGGCTTACCAAACTCATCAACCTTGCCTGAACTGGTTCCAAACTTTTTATAAAGTTGAGATACGTCAACGTTGCTTGGATCAAGACCATTAGCTCTAGCTATCCGAATCTGCTCAAGGGTCGTTGCTTTCATGTTAAAAGGTTGGCCCTTAACTTGAGAGCTTTGGATCATGCCAGTTATCTTTTTTCTTTCTGTCATGTAGTTTGCTACACGCCAGAAGTCATCACTTGCACGATATAGTCTTGAAGCAAATTTGTTTTTTCGGCCTTGAGCAGCATCAAGAGCTTTTTTAATCCCAAGAACCTTGGGGGTTTTCCCAGCCGCTATCTCTATCAAATCTTCAAGCTCTCTTAATTGAGCTTGCTGTCCGACCAACCCCTTCTCAATTAAGTCCTCAAAAACTGCTTTCTTCCCGGCTTCAGTAGCAAAGCTTTGCTTCAGATCAACCATCAACAGTTGATATGCATCACTTAGCGTCTTGCCATTTGGCACATTGCCATTTGCAATGGCGAAGCCCATGGCAGTGGTACCGTTTCTTATTTGTCCTGACGGGTTGTAAACGGTTTTTGCCAACTGGCTTACACCTTTCAAGCCAAGCATGCTTGCATATATGCCAGACACTATAGGTACATTTTCAAACGGCATACTGGTGGCGTTTTTTTCCAAGGCATTGATGTAGTCCTTCTTAACCCACTTCCCAGCTAAACGTCCGTAACCTGGTCCGTTTGGCACTTGAATGTATTCTTGTAGTTTGCTGCCTTTTAACACATCAGACACAGGTTGGTTATCAACAAACATCTTTGCGTCATCAGCGAGAAATCTGTTGTATTCTGCTAACTCGCTGAAGTATTTACCTTTAGCAATCAACGCTGATTGCCTACCAAGAGTTTCTGTGACGCCTTTGAGCAACCCTTCTGTTCGCTCAGCCGTAGTGCCACGCTTGGCAGTATATTCCCCCAACAAATCTCTTATCTCTTTACTCTGTAAAGTCCTCCCACGCAATGGGCCTCTTGCAACACCCCTTAA